GTCTAAGTCTGGTTCTGACCTTAACAAGAACAAGGTATCGTAATTTAATTTAGATGGTTTGATTGCAAATTTATAATACTTAGCCCAAGATGGTGCTTTTTGACTAGTAGGTATATTTACCTGTGCTTTGTTAAAATCAATAGAATTAGAAGCAGGAATATTAATGCTGCTATCCAAACTAACTAAAGCGGTACTTGATCTAGCATAGTCATCCATATAAACCATAGCTAAGTCATAGTCTCTATTACTATGCAAAGTTTCTTTACCTCTACTAATGTCAAACTCAAAAGAAGAACTTAAAAACTCAAAACCCTCAAATGATTTTGTGGACCCTGTTTCGTATACCATCATTAAAGATTGTATAGTAACTTGAGTTGGTGTAGCAATATCAAAAGTTTCTAACAACCCTGTTTGTCCTGTTGGGTAAGTAGATGGAGAAACAATAGTAGAAGAAGCTGCAGCAGCATTTGGAACAGCTGAATTTACAGGAGTTGCTGCACTACTACTTACACTATTGGTAGCGGGGCTAATTATTACGCTATTATTAATAAAGTCTGTTGCTGTTGACCCTGTCGATGCATCACTAAATGGTTTGTATACAGGTGTTGCTGTGGCTAACCCTGTTCCTATTAAGTTTTTAAAATCTGTGCTACCAACAAAGGATGCTACATCTGGATAAGTATTAGTTAGTTGAACATTAGAACTTATAGTTAAAGTAAAACCTCCTGTTGGCCTAGTTAGGTTTAAAACAGAAGCATTTTGGTTATATATATTACCACCAGTTGCGTAGCTTTTTAAAGTAGCATTAAAAGAAACAAAAGTTCCTTGATTAAAGTTCACAGGATTTCCAAAAGCGTCTCTAAAATCAAATAATGCTTTTGAATTATCTACACTCACTGTGCTTGGGGTAGAGCTCCCATTTAATACTTGGTAGTCAGAAGAGACAAACACTCCAGTAATGGGTTCAATGTTACTTTGAGCTCCTGCTAAACTTGTAACATAATTTAGTTTAACATCATTTCCGTCAGCAGACTTCATATCGTATCCATCTACATAATTACCAAACATTAACCTGTTTCCAGAACTAGTTAAGGCTTTTGCCTTTAAAGGAACATTATCATACAGCCTTAAACTTTCATTAGCAGATAATACTCTAAATACTTCTTTGTTTCTGAAAAATATAGATTGTGTTGAATTGTCAGCCCAACCTAAGTCAGACTTACTGTACTTGTCAATTACTTTAATAACAGTGCTTGAACTTTCTTTGTAACAAACCTCTATCTCTTTAACTAAATTAGAGCCCGTGCCAAAAAATACAGTTGCTGCATTGTATGCATTAACCATTGATTCATTCTTAATAGTGTTAAAATCGACCTCAACTAAATCAGGGTTTTCAGGCTCAAAAGCAGGAAGGCTAAACGGGGATAGCGCAGAGTACTCTCCGTCTTCATACTTAAATCTATAAGCAAAAGAAATAAACTTGTCTGTAAAAAAACTTTGGTCGTCATTATCAGCACTAGACAAAGTAAAAGTAGGTGGGCTAATAGGTGGTTTAACTATAAGATTAATTTCTTCTTCTGTTATTTGGTCTACTCCACCAACAGGAAAAGCATAAGACCTGTCTACATTTATCTTTCTAGGTGGATTTAAATTATCTGTAAATATTAAAAACCTATCTACTAATTCAACCCCTGTTATTAAATTGCTTGGGTTAAAGTTTAATACACTAGTAGATATAATGTGGTATATAGTGACAGACGTCTTTACGTTAAAAGAAATAATTAAGTCAACTACTGAAGGGTCAGTTACAAACCAATAAATAGTTTCATCACTTTCGTCTGCGTATGAACCAATACAAATAGCATTAGCACTTAATGCCACTCCTTGATTAGTGATGTTGGTTATTTTTGTGTTGCCCTTAGTGTTTTCTACAGTTCCTATTTCAGAATCTTCTGTTGAACCAAGCCTGGCATTTAATGCGTCTACATATTCTCCAGGAGGTAGTATCCTTTCGTCACTAGACTTATTCATTATGCCTTTGAAGAAAAAACTATTTAATTGCATATTACTTTATAATCTTATCCTGACCTCTTAAATTCATAAGTAGTCTTCCTGGGTGAATGTTACTCATTCTTATCTTGGCATTTCTAAGTAATGCTGATTTGCTTTTTCTGTATCTATTAACAATATACTCTGGCTCGTTTAGTTTTGTGTTTAATATAGAGTAAGTTATATAAGAATACAAAAACTCTTCAAACATTTTATTGACAGTTACTAATGAATCATCTCCATTTTCCATACCGTCAGAAACATATTCTAATACAACTGACTTATTACCAGCTCCAGAACTAAAATTAATTACGCCACCTTTTTTATCTATTTTAAAAGTAGGTAAAGCATTTGCTGTTTCTGTATTTAATCCGTAAGCACCACCAATAGAAAAGTCAAAATACCAACATCCCTCTAAACAAAAACCATAGTATCCGTAATAAGGACTAGTCTCATTTAAGTATTGGCTTCTAGTAAGGCCGGCTATTCTGTCTTGTGTAATCTTAGAGTTTTCAGGACTTAGCACATTACCATTTGAATCAAACAATAAGTTGTTGTTGTTGTCTTGCAAGTAAGCAGAAGCATAGTTAGTTTGAATATTTTCACTTAAAGGAAACAAAGTTCCGTTGTGATATATAGATATTCTAACCCAGTTAACAAAATCAGAAGGTAGTATGTATCTTAAATTAGCTCCAACATTTAGTTGAAGTATTTTAATTTCTTTAAACGCATCATAATTAAGTTCCTGTATTGCTCTTTTGGCGTGAAACAAAACTTGATACCTGTCTACATTATTAATAAGTTGGTTATTACCAACATACATTAACATATAGTTGTTTACAATGTCTTGTAAAGAAACATACTGATAAGAACCCCAGTTAGCATTTGATGGAGTGTTCCCCCCGTTTTCATAATATTGATACTGTGATATATATGCCATTAGCTATTTTCTTGTATTGTTTCTAGACTCTCTTGTGTGGTTGCTGCTTGAACAACTTCAGCTTCTCTAATTGACAATCCAGCATACTTTAAAATATTAATAACTAAATCTGTTTCATCAGATAAAGGTAATTCAAAGTCTTGGAAATCTGCTTGAGATTGGTCAAATAGTGGTTGCCCTCCTGTTAAAGTTTGGAAAGTCCACTTAGGGTCTTGAGGGTATCTCACGTATTGTGTTTGAACGTCAGCCACTCCACTAATTGTAGATGGATAAACTGTGATATTATTTCCTAAAGTAGTACTTGTAGCTCCTCCTAACACATAAGCAGGATATTGTTTGTTTGGTGCTGTTAAGTTAGAGTTGGTTAAATAAAATATTTTACTTTGACTTACTCTTTCTACTTCCGTAATATTAGTATTACTATAAATAGCATAATTTTCATTTACCACCATTATATCAGCACTTAGAGTTAATGATGTATTAGCAACAGCAGTTACATAAGCAGAAGTAGAATCAGTGGTGTTAACCACTATGTCACCTATATTTACTACACCTGTAAAAGTAGCGGTAGAATCCTCTAGCTTGCCTGCTGTTGTGCTGGTAGTTAACCCTGTAGCTAATTGTGTAGGATAATAAAATACTTTATCAATTAAATAATAATCCGAAGGTAAAGAATAATTATTGGCGTTTACCCTAGTTAAAAATGCAGTTACAGAAAAACTATCTAAAACTTCTTCCAATCCCTTTTTAATGTCTGCATACCCTGTACCAGATAGTCTACCTAGTCGATTGTTCTCCTTGTTTATTTGAGTATTATACTGGTAAAAGTAATCTTCAAATATATCTAGCTGCGCTTGTTTTGCAAAAAGGTTAAAGTCAGCTGGAGATATATATCCGTAATTATTTTTATTCAGTATAGAAAGAACAGTATTTCTAACAGAATTTATCATCTAAAATCTTTTATACAAAGATAAGCAAAAAAAAAGAGCCTCTAGTTATAGAAGCTCTTGTATAGTATATTAGGTAAAATGTTATCCTATAGATATTCCTATTACGTTATTAGGCAAAGTAGATACATCGTGAGAAACATCTGTCCAACTAGAAGAGTAGCCTTTAACTATTGATTCTTCAATCAAATCTCTAACTGCTTCACTTCCTGAAGCAACTGGAGTGTGTGTTAAAGTAATAACATCAACTGCTGCCGCTGCGTCATAGGTAATAGTGACAGTGCTAGTGGTAGCTTGCTCTACTAATAAAACTCCTGATCCAGAAACTAATTGACTATTATTAATAGTAGCTGAATGAATAAAATAAGATTTTGAATCACCAACCCCACCGTTATCAGCACCTAAAGTATCTACAGCAACTGAAGTAACTGTGTGATACGTGTTATCTGATGAGTTGTGAATAATGTCTCCTATTTTTACACCTAAACTAACAAAGTCAACACCAAGGGTCTCGTCAATTAATTCATTAGGCGCTCCGTCAGAAGTAGTAGTTCCACTAGTTATTAGCTTATATACGGGTATGTTTAAAAACTTCTCCATATCTTAAGCTATTACGATTGCACTTACCGCTTTTGGTAAAGAACCCATTTGTAAAATAACTTCAGTCCATTGTTGTTTCAATACTTGAACAACACCATTCTGAATAGCATCTCTCATATCTTCACTTCCAGAAGCTACTG